CGGGTGATGGATACTCTGCGTCAGGCTGGTCTTCTTCGGAATGCTCTGGATCGTCAGACCTTCCGAGCCATCTATGGTATCCTGAAGTCTGAGATGATCCTCGACCCTAACTCGTTGATTGCATTAACGAAAGTGTTCCAGCACGTCGAAGCGAACATGACTCCTGAGATGTTTGGTTCTGGTTCTGAAGCTGCGAACACCTACTCTGCTGTGCTCAACTCGTTTGGTTCCTTCCAGCGTGGGGAAACCTCTGATGCTGTGGCTGTGCTCTTCGCACTGAGCCAGACCTCTGAGAAGTTCCGTGCTGTTCTGGATCAGATCCCGGAACCTGAGACTGGTGAACCGGGTGTGGGTCTCAATGCCTTTATGGCTCGTGGTACTGCCATCTTCATGAATAAACTGATGGGGACCATTCAGGATGGTGCTCCCAAGGAAGTCATGGATGGGTTGAAGAAGACGATCATCGACGCCAATCGTGAGAAGGAATACGCTGTTCTTCGGAAAGTGACTTCCTCTCTGGATGCTGCTGATGCGTATTTCTCTGGTCAACTGAGCCGTGCTGCTGAGGGGATGCGTACTATTGACGCTCAAACCAAAGCCTCGACTGCATCTAAGGCTCGGAAATACATTGTCTCTGCTCTCACTCTGGGTACGAACCTACTGGATCGTCCGGGGTCTGAACTGACTGCACAGGCAGCACAGAAGTCTGTTCACATGGGTCTTCCCATTCTCTCACTGGTTCCGATCCGTGAACTGGTGGATGAATTTGTGGGAACGAACCGTTTGAACAAGGACTTCGTGGCCATGCTCGACGTGGTGAACACCAAGATCTTTGGCCTTCGTCAGTCTTTCCGGGAAGATCTTCCGGGGATTCTGAATGCTGAGTTCCAGACCCAGCCGGTCAAAGAGCAGTGGGAGTCGATGCACAAGACACTGGGTGCAACTGACTTCACTCGTCTGGTGAACATCCAGAACATGCAGCGTTCGATGCAGATCCTCGAAGAGAGTGGTGTACGGCAGAGCCGTATCCAAGCGGCTGAGACCCAGCTTCAGGGGATGCTGTCTGGCTCTGACTTTAGCGATGCACTGGATAAGGCCAAGCAGTTGGCTGACTTCATGAACAAGAAAGGTGCAGGTAAGCTGTTGGTTCGTAACGCTTATGCGATTGCGAAGAACCTTGATGGTGGCTTCGTTGAGGTTGCTGTTCCGGTTCTCGATGAACTGATCTCGCTCTACGCTGTGGACACGATGGATGCTGATGTACGGGAAACTACCGTACAACTCTGGCAGAACGAACCGCAGGCCATGACTGCAATGATCTCCTACCTTCAAAGTCTGAATGAGGCTGAGGATCAGAAAGCTGTATCTGAGATGGCCAAGTTGAACGGTTACAAGGGCTATGTCCCCAACATTGGGAAAGACAATCACCGTGTTGTGGTGGCTCTTGACTCTGCTGAGGAAGAGATGATCCATCGTGGGTTCAAGAAGATGGCTCCGTTCACTGGTGATGTGGATAGTTTGTATCCCCGGTCCTATTATGTGACAAATATATCACACCAAGGCATGTACTCTCAGGGGATCATGCAGAACGTCGCCATGACGTATCGGGGTGTCGATGTGAACACTGGGATGTCGGTCACTGGTGATACTGCTGGTTTCATCTACGGTCAGGATGTCATTGAACGTGTTGTGGAAACAATGCTGGATGACAGTTTCGAACTGGAGAACAACGGGGAAACCTTGATGCCTGTCTTCGATGAGGATGGTGCAATCATGGGCTTCGAGCGTTCCATTGCACCTGAAGTGGCTGAGGCTTTCCTTGGTCGTCAGGACAATCTGGCTGTGAACATGGGTGCATGGGCTGGTCGTCAGATCGAAGAGGAACTGGCCTATCAGTACAACATCGCTCTGGTCGATAAGCTGGATGATCTCTGGCAGAATCGGGAACCCGGAACTGACAAGGAGTTCGTGAACCTGAAGAAAACCAACGACAAGATCTACAAGGAGTCCTTCAACCTGATCCCTGTGGCTGTGAAACGCTACATGGATGGCAAGTTCGATGGGAATGGCATGATGGTCCCGGAGTCCATGGTGAACCTCTCCGTGGGCTATCGTGAGGCGTCTGTCGCTGACCTGTGGACTGGTAAGACCCGGATGCCCAAGGAGCTTGTCAAAGGCGTTCAGGCTGTCACACGGATGCAGCTTGGCCAGACTTCGCTTCGTACTCTTCTGGTGAAGGGTGAGAAGGCTGGTCAGTCTCTGGTATCCGATGCCAAGGACATCATCGTTGTGAAATCTCTCGTGGTTCCGCTGGCCAATACTCAGGCCAACGTGATCCAGCTTGCGAACAATGGTGTCCCGGTCAAACAGATCGTGAAGAACTACCGCCTGAAGCTGGCTGAGATCACTGAGTTCAACAAGAACTCGGTCAAACTCATGCAGTTGGAGTCCAAGAAACGACTGACGACTGATCCTCGTCAGCGTCGTCTGTTGGATGACAAGATCAAGGTGATCAACGATCTGAACGCTCGTATGACGATTGCTCCGATGATCGCTGCTGGTGCTTACAAGCAACTGTCTGAAGGTCTGACTGACATTGACGTTGCAGCGACTTCTGGTGGTCTTGCTGAGTGGATGGAGAAGCAGACTGCGAAACTGCCTGACACAATGGCTGCCATTGCTCAGAACGCTATGGTGTCCAAGTCCACGAAGCTCTATCAGGCTGCGAACCGGGCTACTCAGTATGGGGATTTCTTGGCTAAGTCGATCTACTACGACCACCTGCTTGAGCAGGGACTTAGCAAGGAGGAAGCCATTGTTCGTATGAACGAAGAGTTCGTGAACTTCAGCTTCCCCGCTGGTCGTTTCCGGTCCATGCTGGAACGGAATGGTGTTCTTTGGTTCCCGTCGTTCAAACTCCGGATCGCAAAGATTGCTGCAAAGCAGATGCGTGAGAACCCTGTCCGGTCGATGGCATTGAATGTACCGTTCGACTTCGGTGGTCCCATTGAAGACAACATCTTCTCTGTGATTGGTGATGGTCGGATCGACTATGCAACGGGCTGGGAGATGCTGTTTGCAGCACCGGAACTGAACCCGTGGGTCAATCTGATGAATGGATGATTGGGGGGGTGGGGCAGCAACTCCCCACCCAACTTTTCACCCAATAGCTGTTCTTGGAACCACCAAAGGCTTCAGCCATCCCATTGTGCCTCGTATAGTGAGCACACATCCCTGTGGTCATTTGTTCGACTCCGAACCACTAGGAGCACTACGCCAAGCTGGTTAGTTCTTGGTTTCATTCAGGAAACTGGACGGGAAGGCAGGGTTTGCACCAGCAGGGTTCATCATGTCCGCGATGACTCGGACACCCTTCACTTCATGTGACTTCCCGATGGACCGGGCGAAGAGACACATCTCTCCGTTTGCCGAGGCGATAGAGAACACGGGGGCGAATCCCCTTCTTTCCTCGTACTGCGCCATCAGGTGTTTCCATAGCCTGATACCCAGAAGATCTCACGGCCCCGGATCATCGGGATCGTGAGGTGATTTGAATTCTTCGATTGCTGACGAGATGAGGAACCAGATGACAAAGACAAAGAAGATGCCAATGAATCCCCACAACAGAAAGTAACCGATGAACATCACCGCAACCCCGACGATGGCAATGAGAGCGAGCACGACAAGGACCGCAATGGTCCCTGCCAATGCTCCGAAGAACTTACTCAGCATCGAAGATGCTCGACTTCTTCGGCTTCAGCTTCGTACCACCATTTTCTTTGGGGGCTTCAGCTTCGGGTTCTTCAGTTGTGGTCGGGGAGTCCGAGGATTCCTCGTCGTCGGAGTCCCCGAAGAGGTTTTTTGACTTGCTTCCTTTCGGAGCCTCGTCTTTTCCTTCTTCAGCAGTGTCCTCCGATGATTGATCTCGTCCGCTATCAGCGTCAGAGCCACTTCCTTCGTCACCGTCAGCAGCAGTTTCGTCCACATCGTTGTCCTCCGTGTTGTTCACCGGAGCTTTCCGTGTGGTGGTTTTGCGAGGACGGCCACCTTTGTTCTTGGGTTTGGCTTCACCCATGATCACCTCTGCGACGATCTCATCGTCTTCGATGCTCAGTTCGACCTCAGCCTGTTCGGCATTGGGGAACTGAAGCGTCTTGACGTAAGCGTTCAGGGCGTTCTGGATGTCCTCTTGATCGAGAATGATCCGCATGTTTTCTGGTTCCTTGTTCAGAATGTTGACTGTTGCGATGGCATGGCCGTCCATTGGAACCACACCACCAAAGGAAAAGGTAGACAAGACTAGGTGAGTATAGTCATCGTCTGGTAGCTTCCCTGCTTCCACCAGTGTATCACTGAAATACTTGTCAGTGATCGACCCGACATTCATCGTGTCGAGTCTTCCGTTCCTTGGGGCGAAGATCTCGTAGTGGATCCAGACCTTCTCTGCTCGTGGCTTGTCCCTCAGAAGCGGCTTTACCTCATCTGCGAAGTTTTTCTTTTGTGTGTCCAGATGGTGGTAGTGCAGATTTCGATACACGTTCAGATTGACTGCTTTTGTATTCTTCTTACTGACGTTCACGAATGTGGGGAGTCGCACTTGGTACGACTCCACCACTTCATCTGCGAGTAGATCCGATAGGATCAATCGTCAAACAGCGACGATTTTTTCTTTTCGGAGGATCCACCACCCGAGGACGACTTGCCGCCACCGAAGGCTTTGCCTTCTTTCTTGCCGGTCGAACGATCCCACGTTTGGCCACGGTTCTTCTCCAGCCATTTGGCTGCATAGTCACCGTCTTCCATCTGAGCGATGGCCTTGCCCAGATCACCATCGGACAGAACGTCGTCAAAGTCACCGCCCAGCGACTTCACATAGTGAGCCACTTCGGAGATGGTGACGAGATGATCTTCCGGGAAGAATTTGATGAACTCGTTGGTTTCACGAGTCTCGCCGGTCGGCTCATAGTCGCCAGTCGATTCGTTCTTCTCGGTCTTGTCCACGATCTGTTTCTGGATGGCGACACTCAGCTTCTGACCATGGAGTTCCGTGAAACAGTCCACCGCTTGGGGGATCTCTTTCTTGGACTCGTAGTCGTAGAGGTTGAGAGTCTTCTCTTCCACATCCAGATCACCGACTTCCTTGCTGCACAGCAGCATGGCCAGCGAGTTCACCTGATTGTAGCCGGGGAGGTTCTTTTCCTCGCCGGTTTTCTTGTCCTTGTAGGTGACTTCGCCTTTGCCGTTGGTCATCCAGATCTGGCGATTAATCTCCAGACCACCCACCTTCAGGCAGAGGGTCAGATTGCGAGCGTCGGACGAGCCAGACTTGCCGATAAAGGCATACTTGATCTCAGCCGGGTAGATGTCCGTTTCCAGAACACCACCGCCACCGATGTAGTCGTCTTCGACCTTCTCGGATTTGACGCCCTTCTTGTTAGCGAAAATGTTTCCCATGAGGTTTTCCTTCTTTTTCATGAGGTTGTGCTTGGTCGAAACCACGAAAGCAAAGTCAGTCTTCGTAGTACGCGATCATCTTCTTGATGACAGGAGCGAGGTTGTTGTCGATGAACAACTCCTCTTTGGCCCACATGCCCATGGGAGAACGTATCCGATCACCGATGGTCTTCTTCGTGGTTCGAGTCTGGAAGACGTGCTTGAAGCCAAGCTCTTCATCGTCCTCAGTGATGTGCAGCATTGAGTTGGGAGTCTTCTGAAGCTCCCGGATGGGTTCCTTGCTGACGTTGATCACAGTGGTGAAGTAGGCTTCCAGACCTTTCTTGGCCAGAGCACCCTTCACAGGGACACTCGAACGCCAAATGCCGTTGTCCTCATCCAACTGACGGTCCAAGTGACCGAGATAGATGAAGAACGAGTCCACCTTTGAAGACTGAGTGATCAGACGCTTGAAGAACTGTGCGTACTGACCCCACATCTTCTGGGTGTCTCGTGCTGGAAGAACGTGGATGGTCTCGAACATATCCATCATGAAGCTGATGGTGTCGATCACCACGAAGTTGAAGGGGTTGTCTTCCCCCATCTCTTCCAGTTGTTCAAGCCAGTCGATGATGTCTTCTGGATCCGTGACGACACGGTTCTTGAACTTGTTCTTGAAGGGGAGAGGTTTCCCCCCTTCGCAGTTGATGTATAGGACATCCGTCCTATCCCTCATTTCATAGAGAGACATGGATTTCCCAGCACCCGACTCACCACAGATGAGCAGGCTGTGCGGATTGATCTCGGTTCCCATAGGGTCTCCTTACTTGCTGTACTTCGAACCCACCGACTTGAGGACAGTCGAGTAAAGCTCGTCCTGCTTCAGAGGTGCGTAGGAACGCTTGTTCAGATCGAGAGTTTTCTTTTCGACCTCTTCGAACGATGCTCCGGCATCCTTCAACATCATGGCGTAGTTGAGCAGGGTGTTATTCCTACTTCCGATGTCCATGTTGTTCAAGAACCAACGCTCAAGGTTATCCAGATTTCCAAGGTCTGCGACCTGTTGGACATACTCATTGTTGGCCTTGGTTTTCGGAATAAACGGAAGAACATCAAGGACTTGTGGTCCACGGTTGATGTGAACTTCTGCCAGAGGATTGGTCCTCCACTTCCGACTACGCTGGTTTGCAGCAGTGTCCGAGTCGAATGGAAGCCATAGAGCAAAAGAGTCCATGAACTCCTTGTAGTCGTCCTTCTCCAGATGCAGAATGTAGTTCGTCGGAATGATCAGACGGAACCGATGCTCTTCATCTGTGTGGCTCTTTGTCGTGTAGGTGGCGAAGGTGTAATCCTTCAGCAGATCATGCACCATCTCCTTCTTGATCTCGTGTTTGATCTGTTTCCCGTTCTTGTCGAACTGGTTCCCATCCACGTCGATGACGAGCATGTTGAAACCGGGGATCACCTTGTCCTCAGCCCTGTGTTCACCTTCGAAATAGTGGTTCGTCCAGTGATAGTCCGGGGCTTTGAACAGCTTTTCCAGATCTTCGAGCGACCGTTTCTGAGGCTCGTAGTCATAGGCGAAGTGATCACTCATGGGGAACATGAGTTGGTTGAGGTCTGTCTCCTGCAACGTCGAGCCACTGAAGAATTCGACTGACTGGACCACATTTTTGGTGATGACGACGTGATTGCCCACGCCCCATGCCATTGCCAAGTCCATCATCTCCTTCCGAGCAGTGGTGCTCGTCGGGTAGTAAGGCAGATCCTCAACCAGATCAGCATGTGTCAGGTTGTCCGGGCTGTCAGCGATATACTTTGCCAACCGCACGAAGTTCCGTTCACGCTTCAGGATTTTCTGGAACGAAACACCCGACTCCTCAGCCACCTTGATGGCCTGACGGAGATGAGTTTCCAAGATGTCCTTGGACTCGTCCAGAAAAGCATACACTCCAGCGAGTTTCAGAGCCTTAAAGTATCGGTGGGATAGTTCTGCTTTCCGGATCTCTTCGTGTTCAGGCAGGGCGTTAGCCTCAGCTTCACACTGGAGACGGTAGGCAGTCAGTTCGATCCCGACATCCTTGGGGACATCAAGCTCGATCCCATGATACCTTGGGTCTGCAAACCGCTGAAGGTATTGCTGCCACTTCGAAAGAGCCACGCTCTGGTTCTTGCTGACCAGACCATTGTAAACATCTTCCGGGTTCACTGTGGCAAACTTGGTCTCGGATTTCCCGATACCAAAAAAGCAACGTCGGGCGTAACCAGTTGAAAGTGCAGAGTAAAACTCTTCTTCCACTTTGGCTCCGTCAAACAGTTTGCTGTTGGTTCCGAACATGAGCATGTTGGCCGGGGTCTGCCCAGCAATGTCAATCCCACGTTCGTTGTCCGGTGTGTTCTTCACGAGCTTGGGTTTGATCTTCCCAAGGTCATACAGTTCGAGGAACACGTTCAGAACTTCGTTGTTTCCCAACAGGTTAGAGCCGATCTCATCCATCTGGAAGTTGATCGAGCCTGCACCTGCAAGCAGAAGCTTGTAACGAAGCTGCTTCACAGCAGGACCAGTCCCACTGTCGAAGAGGAACGGTGCATGTCCCTGCTTCTTGAAGTCATTCTCCAGAGCTTCAAGCTCCTTCTGTTCATCACCACCTTTGGCAGCAGCAATAGCCACTGCAAGGTTGAAGAGGTTGGTTTCAGCAAGCTGGTAGAACGTGCTGTGCATGTAGTCATCACGGAAACCACTGAGCACCTGTTCCATCAAAGAGACGGAGTGACCCTTGCCGAAGCCTGAAGTCGCCAGTGCGATGGAATAGATGTTGATTGGGATCTTACCCCTCTCAGGGCTGTTGATCGTGACCCTCATGGCAGAAGGAATGAGGCCCAAGAAATAGGCCACCTCTGCCTGAAAGAAATCACGGTTCACGTTCCCAGTCCGGTGGCATAGGACATCCACCAATTCTTCCATCGCCTTGTGGTGCGGTGTGTTTTCGATGACAGTCCGATCATAGAACTCAGTCATCAGGGAAATACTCCTTTCGTTGTTCACAAACCGGGAAAGCAGGGCAATACTCGCACGCTTTCACCTCACCTTTGACGGTGACGATGACGCCTTTGCCCTTCTCCTGCTTGTGCAGTTCAGCATCTGCGATGTTGTCGAAGCTCTTCTGAGCACGTCCACCCGCCTTCGCAGTCTCCGGGTTCGCGTAGTATTTGTAGACATCAGGCTGACGCCACAGTTCTTCGTTGGAGCACCGAACCATCTTGTCTTGGTTTTTGATGTGTTTGGCGTTCTTCTTGATGTCATCGAGCTTGTCGAGGATCCACTCTTCGGTCTCCTTCACCGACATCATCG